TCTGCATTAGTTTCCTTCTTTACATAGTCTGCAGATTTTCTATGTAATTCTCTTACGCAATTAATGTGTAAGTAAAATGGTATCTTTTCCAAGTTACCATCAATAGGCACAGATGCCCATGTTCTATCACGCCATGCGTCAATTGGTGTATGACATACACCGCAATCTACTGGCACATATTCTTTAGTCATATATTTCCTTCCTTTATATATATAAAGTCTTTCTTTATTTTTCGTAAAGAAAAAAAGAAAGACACAATTTTTTCCATTATCATAAGAGATACGCCAATTATTAAGTGGTCAAAATGTCCATGACTTAATTCCATTTGGATGAATGCCAACATATTCATGTCGGCACTCATCATATTGTGCGTAATTTTAGAATGGGCTTTCATCAAATGCATATTCATCAACTACTTTTATACCCAATGCTTTGGTATCACTTTCTGCTAATCCATTAGCTTGATTATCATACCAATCTTGGATACCTTGTGTTAATGCCTTTTCTATTGTTACAATAGTATCATTAGTAACATACTTCCCAATCTCTGCGATTGCTTCATTTAGTTTTTCAACGTTTACGTAATTCATAATTTCCTTTCTTAAAATAACGTATCTTGTTTGTTTAGTTTCTTTTGATATGTCCAAGATAACTTGTGAAAATGCCATACATTTTCGCCTAAGTTATCTATCTTAACACCACAACTATTGTGTAGATAAGAAGGTATGGACACACCCTTACTTCGTAAGTATATTGGGTATCTGTCATCACTCATTACTTCGTGTTGACAATAACCGCAATGTACTATATTTACGCCATTAATGGTCATATCAATACTTCCAGATGCGGAAGAAAGGTAGCACTATTGTGCTACACTTTCTTTCTCTGCATTGTATTTATCCCAATAACAGTTTCTGTGGATAGCCAAAGCGTATGCCTTCGGCATACCTTTGTCATCTTTCTTGTATGTTTTGTTAGCAGTGTCCCATGACAAGTCATGTATTCTACTGCCCTTGCTTGTGAATGCTTCACCGCACAATAAACAATTAATCATATCTCTCACTGTCCTTTCTGTTCTTTAGAGAAATTCATAAAGAATTTCTAAAGAACTATAGAAAGACGTGAGAGTATGATAATTTATTGTGTCGGAAGCATTAAAGCAAGCAGTAGATACAACTTGTCGGACACCTAACAAACATACTAAAGATGATAAGCTATCCAGATTAACATAGGTAAGTTAAATGCAGATATCAATGAATTAAAGTAACCGGTAGGGTATTGCATTTAACTACAGAATGCCTGCATTCTGAGTCAAACTACAGAACTAGAAAGCATAATACTGCATACAGAATAAAATTCTGTATAGGTATGCAGTATTTATGCTTACTTCTGTTAGTTTGACTACCTAATGTTAATCTAAGGTGTTCTATATATTAACGTAAGGTCTAAAAAATATGTTGGTAATCTTTCGTACAGATAAAAGCCTTATAGTAGTTGCCTTTCTGGGCAGGAGCGGGCAATGTATGTACCAGTCCTGACTAAACCTTTTTTAATGTCCTTGGGTACTGCCTTTGTCTTTCTAGTGTACAGTTTTACCTGTGAGCAGCTTTTGATGTCCCGGTCACCGCTTTACCTGTAACAAAATACTATTGTTTAGTGTTTGTATTTAATGTGACTATAGCATATAATTCTCACTATACAAACATCTACGGAAAGTTAGTTAATAGTGTCAAAGAATGTAATCTGTATAGCAGAAGGTTGTCGAAAGAAATTACGAGGTAGACAAACAAAATTCTGTTCAGGAACGTGCCAGAAGCGTCAATTTGCACGTGACAAGCGACATAATGACAAAGTGGACACCAAGCCCATCAATAAAGAGTATAATGCTGATACAGGCGATTATGCTTCTGTACGCAGAGGGCAGTATTACCGAGCTTTCGTAAGCGAAGGTATAGCCGAAGAAGTTGCAACTGGCGACATGACAGTAGCAAACGCAGCTTCCCTCCTTGGCTGCACCCCAGCTACTGTCAGTCGCATGCTCGCTGCCTACAAGATAGATAGTAGAAACGAAATAGCAGCAGAAGATTGGGAACTATCAGCTGAAGCAGAAGCTGCATTAGAAAATTTTTCGAACTTCCGACACAAATACTTTAGAACAGAACTAGGAAAACACTATGACACCGCAGATTTTCACACTAACTGGATTAATAATATTATAGATTCTATAGAACACGGTAAAGAATTATTGATACTGTCACCCCCACGACATGGAAAGACAGAGTTATTAATACACTTTGCTGTATATCAGATATGTAAAAACCCTAACGTACGTATTATGTGGGTAGGTGGTAACGAAGACATAGCTAAAAACGCATTATCTGCTGTACTTGACGTACTAGATACTAATGAAGAACTTAGAGAAGATTTCTGTCCACCTGGTCAATCATTTAAACCAGATAACAGGTCAGGTAAAAACTGGTCACAAAACCAATTTACTGTAGGTACTAGAACAGTTGCAGGTATTAAATCACCAACTATGGTTGCTGTAGGTAAGGGTGGTAAGATTCTATCACGTGACTGTGACATAATTATTGCAGACGACATTGAAGACCACCAAACTACTATGCAACCTGGTGCTAGAGAAAGTACAAGACAATGGTGGACTACTACATTATCTAGTCGTAAAGAGGAACATACTGCTGTTGTTGTAATTGGTTCAAGACAGCACCCTGATGATTTATATAACCACTTACTTGAATCAGATAACTTTACAAGCATAGTAGAAACTGCACATGCATTAGAGTGTCAAATACCAGAACATTTAGAAGAAGAACATACTGATTGTATGTTATGGCCAGGTAAAAGAACTTTTAAATGGTTAATGTCTAGGTTACATTCTGCTGAATCTACAGGTGGTAGGCAAACATTTGAAATGGTTTATTTTAATCAAGCATATGTAGAAGGTACGCAAATATTTACTATGAACATGATTGACCAATGTATGCGACCTGATTTAGTACTAGGGCAGGTATATAAAAACTTATATCTTGTTGCTGGACTAGACCCTGCATCAAGTGGTTACCAAGCATCTGTACTTTGGGGTATAGACCAATACAGAGGTGAGTTGTATTTAGTTGATTTAGAAAACAGACGTGGTGGTGGTATTAGAGCTGCGTTAGACCAAATGGCAATATGGTTACACGAGTACGATTGTAGACATTGGATAGTAGAAGAAAACGGATTTCAATCTGCTATACGACAAGATGCTGCAATAAAAGAATTTACATTACGTACTGGTATAACTGTACAAGGTCATTTAACAGGTAAAAATAAACATGACCCATTGTATGGTGTTGGTGCTATGGCAGATTTGTTTGAAGATAAAAGAATACATCTACCTGTTGGTGATGGAGAATCTAATGCTAAAATACAGAAATACAGACAACAACTGTTATACTTTGATGGTAAACCTGTTTCTAAACGAAACAAAGAGAAGACTGACATAGTTATGGCTAGTTGGTTTCCAATGAAAGTTTTTAGGCGTATGCAAAAAGAGCATACTGCCAACATAGGATTAGATTATAATCCTAGTTATGGAGATTATAAGATGACGGAGATAAACGAAGCACCATGGGCATAGAAAACTTAGATGTTAAAACTTATGACGAGATAGTTAGAAACGCTGCTGAACTTACATCAGGTAAGTTAGTACAAGAAAGACAAGTACAGAAAGCTAGAATAAAAGCTATTCTTAATGGTGGTGCAGATGGCATTAAAGCATTGTTAGGTAATACAATGGAAACCTCTGATGCTGATTTATTACCAGCTCCTAATATGTTGCAATCTGGTATTGACCGACTTGCACAAAAGATTTCAGGTATACCACAAGTTAGAGTTGATGTACCTAATGAAAATGATTCTACTAGAAGTAAAGTACGTGCAGAAAAATTAGAACGTATTGTTACTAACTATGATGAAAAACAAAACTTATTAGGTCAACTACAACAAGCAGCTAGATGGTTACCTGGTTATGGTTACTGTGCTTGGGTTATTACAACTAAACGTGATACTAATGGTTTCTTTTATCCTAGTGCAGAGTTACGTGACCCTTATGATACTTTTGTAGGTAACTTAGGTCCTGACCAACAACCAAGAGAAATGGCTGTTATTAGACGTGTACCTAGATATAAACTTGCACAAATCTATCCAGAGTTTGCAGAACAAATTTTAAAACAAGATGAAGATGCTGAAGAAGCACAAGATAATGCTACACCATTTTTGTCTTATGAAAATAACAGAGAACAAGCTTGGGAAGATAATACATACTCTGGTGTAAGAATTATTGAATACTATGACATGGGAGGTACATACATTGTATTCCCAGAACGTAATATGATTTTAGATTTTATACCTAACGTATTATCTACTCCACCATTTGTATTTATGAAACGTGTATCTTTTGACCAGCTTAAAGGACAATACGACCACGTAATAGGTTTGATGGCAATGATGGCAAAAATAAACATTATGTCAGCTATTGCTATGGAAGACAGTGTGTTTACAGAAACTAACATATCAGGAGAGATAGAATCCGGACAATATAGAAAAGGTCGATTTGCGGTTAATTATCTAGCTCCTGGTACACAAGTTTCTAAACCAATGAACAATATGCCGTATCAATTGTTTCAACAGATAGATAGATTAGAAAGACAATTGCGTATGGTAGGTGGTTATCCTGTAACTGACGATAGCCAATCTCCTAATAGTTTTGTTACTGGTGCTGGACTATCAGAATTAAACAGCACTATGTCACTTATGATTTCAGAATATAGAGATGTTATTAAATCAGCTATGGTACAGATGGATGCTAAGAGATTAGAGATGGATGTAATATTATCTTACTCACAAGGCATATCTAAAAAACCTATGGCTGGTTTTCTTAATGGTGCTGCATTTAGTGAAAACTATAATGTATTACAAGATATTGGTGGTGACTTTAGAACTAGACGTATCTATGGTGTTATGGCTGGATTTGATGAACCACAAAAAATTGTAACTGGGTTGCAATTGTTACAAGCAGGTGTTATAGACGTAGAAACACTACAAGATAACATTGATGGTTTAGAGAATATAGCTAAAGTACAGGAACGTATACGTAAAAATAAAGCTGAACAAGTATTATTTGATTCTATACTAGCTAGGTCTGCACAAGGTGACCCTGCAGCTACAATGGCTGCTATTGCTATTTACGAGTATCCAACTGCTATAACAGAGATTATGAAACAGTTTTATACTCCACAAGAACCTCAGATGACACCTGAAGAAGAAATGATGATACAACAACAAATGATGCAACAACAAATGATGGGTGGACAACCTTCAATTGCAGGTGCATTTGGTGGTATGTAATGGAAGAATATTACGAAGATACTTTTTGGGAAACTATATACAATGAATATGGTGTTGTTGATGAACTTGATGTTATGGGTGATAATGTTAAACAAATCATATATCCAGCACCAGGTATTATAATTTTATTAACAGGAGAATTTGATGGCGAAAAATAGACGAGGTGGATATAGACAACCTGCCAAACCAGCTCCAGTAGCTACACAAAATAGAAATAGAACTGATGGTGGTCCAGGTAGTTCAAAACAACCTTTAAGAGATATGCCTGGTTTACCTTATGGTCAACAACAACAATTATTAAATCAACAAAAAGCAGCTCCGTTACCTGCACAACGTAACATACAACCTAGACCTACATCACAACAACAACCACAAAGACCAAATGTGTTTGCACCATCTGAAAGACCTACTGAAGTTCCTACATCAGGAGCACCTTTAGGTCCTGGTATGATACCTGAGTCAAACACACAAAGTATAGATATTACTCTTGCTGCTATGTATGAAGTTAGTAAATCACCTATTATTTTAGATTTACTTAATAGACGACAGGGTTAACATTGATAAATCCAAATTGGTTAGATAATAGAAATTATCTAATAAATAAACAAAGAGAAATAGCACAGTTTAATAGAGAAGTAGAAGCGTTTAAAGCTAATCCTGCATCTATTTATGATTTTGAAAGATTATTAGAAACACATCCTAACTTACCTTTAGGTGTAACTTATTCAGCTTGGGGTGCTCAAATACCTGCTGGTAGTCGTGATTTGTTTGATATTGAAGATGAGTTAACAAAAGAACGTATTAAAAAAGAACAAGCTCTACATAAAGAAATATACGATAGATATGCTCCTGAAGATTTAGCAAGAAATATGCAAATGAATGTAAGTGATTTTTTCTCTTTTGGTTTATTTCCTGGTGGTGCAGGACCAGGAGATATACAATACGGTGTTTGGGGTGTACTAGGTCTTGAATGGTTAATGCAAACATTAGGACCATCAGGAAAAGTAAATTTACCTGGTATAGCTTTAAATGCTTTATTACCTGGTAAACCTTTTACACAAGGTAGAGCTATTGAATATTACGGTGCAGTTAAACAAGCACAAGATTATATGAAACAAGGTATGTCTATATCTCAAGCACAAGATAGATTAATGATTGATATTAGTGATAGTGATGTATTAGCAACAGGAAAAGGTAGTGCATTAGTAGAAGCTTTTAAAATGTCAGGTCAAACTAACTTAGGTGCATTATGGAATGAAGTATGGTCAAATGGATTTTTACCTAATAAATATACAGATAAACCTGTTAACTTTGATAGAAGTACTTTAATTGGTTTTCAACCTGTAATACCAGAACAAACAGAGTTATATAGATATTATAAACAAGCTGGTTATTCTGATGAAGAATCGTATAGTAAAACAGTTTCTGTTATTGGTGAACCATTAAAACGTAAAGATGAAAACGGAGATATATTTTATACTTCAATAGCCAGACCTAATAAGATAAATTTTTATGCTGGTAGATATACAAGGAATAGAAAGTATTCTTTAAACCCTGATAACAATCATCCAGCATGGGCAGCAGATAATACATTGTTAGAATACTCACCAGGTAAAGTACATGCATCAGAATATTACAAACCAGGTACATTATCTTTTAATTTACTATCTGGTTCTATTGACGTAGCACACCAGTTAGCAGACCCATTACTTTATTCTAAATGGTTAAAAGTAGGTAACTTAGGTAAACGTTGGAATCAAGTAAATAGAGCATCAGAATTTTTAGATAATGGTATTTTGTTACAACAAGGTAAAAAAGTTAAAGTAAATACAACTAAAATTATTGAAAACACATACAAAGATTTAGGTAAATTAGAAGAACTTGGTTCAGAAGGTACACAAAACTTTAGTAGATTTAAAAGATTATTTGGTCAAGGTTATTTATCAGAAGCTAAAGCAGTCAGAGCTACTAATAAAAAAGCTAAACAAATGAGAAATCAATTATTAGTTTTTAATAAAGTAAATAAATACTTTGCTCCCTCAACAGATGTAGTTTTTGATATGCCTGTATGGAACAATATTTTTCAACTTGTAGCTGAGTCTGGACCAGAAAATTTATATGCAATGTCTAGAATGCCTTTGTTTAGACACATTCATCCTGATTTATTAGCTGAAATGCTTTTTATGAATAAAGCTGATGAAGTAAAAGACTTTTTTAAAGTATATGCAAATACAGGTAGAAAAGTTGTAAATTCTAAAGCAGGATTAAAAAAGAATAAAAAAGCACCTGTATCAGAAGTAATAGAAAAATTATCTGATAATGCTATGGGTGAAGTAGGACAATCAGGTTTTATAAATAACTTGCTAATTAATTTAGCAAATGATGCAAAATCTTTTGCAGAATCTAGTAATTCTGTAAAACGTATGTTATCTAAACCTATGGCAAGATTTGGTAATCAAGATGCTGCTTATAGAAATCTTGGTAGCTATATAGGTCAAGGTGCAAGAGGTATTGTAAAAACTGCAGGAGATATATCACCATTTAAAACATCAAAAAATATTAAAACTGTAGCACCTACAGTTGAGTCACTTAGTTTTGATAAAGCAGAAGAAGTAGGAAAAATAAAACTAGCTTTAAATAAAGTTAAAGAAAATTTTACATCATATGATGAATATGAAATACAAAAATATTTAGGTTTTGGTGGTGCTTATAAAACATACAATGAACCTTATTTAAATGGATTATTAAGTCTTGTTCCTGATTCTGGTTTAGTTATTACTAATAAAAAACGTGCTTATCAAAATTTATTAAAGCATATGGAAGTAAATAATTATAATGAAAAAGAAGCATCAGAATGGTTATTAAAGTTTGTTAATTTAGATTATACGAAAAAAACTTCTATATATAAATTTGGAAAAGATTTTAGAGAATGGGAAGTAGATAGAGCAGAAAAATTACTTGGACCAGAATTTGGACCAGAAAAAGTAGCACCATTACGTAATTATTTAAAACATCTTAACTCTAGATTGGAACGTTCTAAAATATATGCTAATGCTAAAACAAAAAACATTCCAGGTTTTAACAGCAATTTTGAAGTACATGAAGTTGTATTAGCAGAAGATTCTAGAGATGTAGGTAAATTTAAAAATGTAGGTACTTTAAATGCATTGTTTTTATCACAAATGACAGACAGTGTAGTTCCTTTAATACCTTGGCAATATATACAAAGAGTTACAAGTGGTGCATGGAATGTTGTTCCTGATTCAGGACTTGGCACACAAGCTACAATATTAGCAGAAGATATTAAAGGATTTGCAAAATATGTAAGTTCATGGGGTAAAGAAGGATACATTTTTCCAAATGGATTTTTACCTAGAAAATCTGCAACTGATGCAGATGTTGTAAATAGAGCTATGGATTTTTATACTAGAAAAATATTTAAACCTTTAGTGTTGTTGCGTGTTGCATTTTTAACTCGTGTATTTTTTGAAGAACAAGCACGTATTTTAGTAAAAGGATTAGATAACTTTTTTACAAATCCTATTATATATACACAATGGTTATCTACTGGTAAAAAAATGTCTAATAAAAAATTATTAGATATGGGATTTACTCAAGCTGAAATAGATGATATACCAGATATACAATCAGTTTTAATGTCACAAGAGTTACTTGAAGGTACACAACAAACAATTGGACTTACAGGTTTCTTAGGTAAAAAAGCTGGTTGGAATCCTTTAAATATTGAATACAGAATGGAATTAAAAGCAAACGTTTCTAATGCTGAATATTCACAAAGTAAACTTTGGGATTATGTACAAGTAAGAACAGACCCTATTGGTAGAAAAGTAGCTAAATATGGATGGGGTAGTCCTGAATTAAACAAATGGTTAGATTCATCTGAAGGACAATTTTGGTTACAAGAGTATGCTGATTACTCAGGAAACTACGATATATTAACAGATTCTTGGGCATTAGACCAACTTATACAACAACAAGAAGCATACATAAGAGAAATTACTGGTGACAATATTGTTGAAGGTATTCATTTTATGAAACAAGCAGGTAGTGATGTTAAATATCAAATGACTTTGGATAAAGTTAAAGAAGGTAATAAAGGTTCAACAATACTTAGAAATATTATTTCTGAAGGAAAAATACCTGTAGTTAAAGATGGAAAGGTAACAAATAAATTTGTTGATTTTATGAGTGATATTGATGGTTATACAGGTATTACTGGAAGAATTAAACAAAACAATAAAAAAGCTTTAGATGTTAAAAATTGGGAAAAAAGAAGTTATATCAAAGCTATGTCTAATAAACAAAAAGGTAAAGCTATTAATGCTGCTAAAGAATTATTTAAATCTACTACTGATGGTGGTTTAGGTTTAAATGGTGGATATGTACGTGTTACAGAAGAATTAGATGATGCAAATAAAACAAGTAGATATGAAGATATTATAGATGGTTTATTTGAAGTATTAATGCGTAAACCTATAGGTTATTTAAACAGAGCTCCTGTATTTAAACAATTCTATTGGTTATGGGTTATGGATAATATAAATCAAATGGATAAATCATTACAAAAAAAATACATTAATAATGCAAAAGCATACGGTGTTCCATCACAAGTTGTTAATGATTTAATAACTAAATCAAGATTAGGTACTGGTAGTTGGAGTAATTTTAATGAAGTAGAACCTATGAACAGAGCATACGCTTTAGAAAACTTAAAAGATTTATTATACGACACAACTACACAACATAAAATATCTGAAGTTACAAGAAATATATTTCCATTTCCTGAAATATGGTTTGAGGTATTTAAAACTTGGGGTAAATTATTAGCAAACAATCCATATCCAGTTGTTGGTATACAAAAAGGTAGGAGAGCTTTACAAGGTACAAATGATGTAAGTGACACAAATACTGGTTGGTTTGCACCACATCCTATGAATCCTAGTGATGATGTATTTATGACACCATTTGAAGCATGGATGGGGCCTTTATTAGTAGAAGGTGATGATGATGAATCTAATATGAAAGTTCAATATAAATCTACACTAAGCAGTATTAACCTACTTGCACAGTCACAAGTACCTGGTACTAACTCTATTGTTGCTTTAGGTCTTAATAAAGTATTACCTAGCCGTGGTGTATTTGGTGAATTTAAAAATTGGTTAACACAATTTCCTATGCCTGAAGAAATAGCATTATCGGATTTAGCTAGCTTAGCACCTACATATAAAAAATTAGGAGCTTTTTTACAAGGTGTTGATGTAGATTTTAGCCGTGAATGGGGTGATAAAGTAGGTGTATTTGAATTTTCAGAAGATATTGTAAGAGAACCTGGTGAAGCATTAAGTGAACTAGAAACACTACGTGCTGATTCAACAATAAATTTTTGGCGACATGCAATGGTTTCTTTAGAGTGGGTAAATATATATAAAGATGGAAGATTAGATAAATATTTTAAATACAACATACCTAATTGGAAAGATGGAGATGATGTTACATATGAACAAATAGAAGATGCAATGTTAGATTATGCAAGAGATAGAGCACAAGTAGATATGTTTATGCAGTTTATTAGAAGTTTTATTGGTCCTTCAAGTAATTATAAACCAGAATATTTTATTAAAGCTAAAAATAGTTTGCATTATCACATGGCTGTTTTGTATGAAGTTTACGAAGAAATATTAGAAAATAATAACTACGACACAATACAAACATCACAAGATTTTCATTCTAAATTTGGATTAGACCATATGTATTTATTTAGTCCTACAGATATTAAAGTATCTGGTAAAGGTGTTAAAACATATGATGCTGTAGATTTTTGGAACAGTCATCCTAGAGAGAAAAAATTATTACCATTGTCATTTCAATTTTTATATGGTGATAATCCTGAAGCAAAAATGACATGGCAAGCAATTAACAATGAAAGATATGATTTAACTCCGGATGAATACAGAAGATATATAAATAAAACTAAAGGTTTTTATCAGTATCAATCTTGGAAAGATGATATAAAAACTATGAATAATATATTACAAAATGATAATTTAGAATTAACTGGTGGTGGAGAAGATGATTTAGCTGCAATTATGAGAAATGCTATAATGGCAGATTTTAGTGGTTTTCAAAGAGATGAATATGGATTTATAACTTTAACTCAAATAGAAGATATATGGAGAGAAATAACTGAAATATGGCCAAATTTAGATTTAACTAAAACAACAGAAGAAGGTAAATTCTTTTTAGAGTTATATCCAATAATGCAAGAATATGATGAAAAGTCATCTAAATATTTAATTAGTCAAGATAAAGAAGTTAAATTTGATTGGTGGAAAAAATCAGATGAACCACAAGCTCAATATTTTAGAATGCAATTTGATACACAAGCTAAAGAATTATTAGCTAAATATCCACGTGGATTTAATTTATATTACAATGTAGTATTAAGGTTATTAAATCCAGATAGAGCTGCTTATGATTTTGTAGATTTATCAGATGATGAAATAGATATTATAAGGAATGATAGTTAATGACAAAAAAAGAATTACAAGCATTAGTAATAGATTTACTAAGTAACCCAGAATATTCTAATTTATTTGGTTTAAATGCAAATGAATTTGCAGCATTAAAAGTTAATGAAATATGGGAACAACATTCACAAATTCCAGCAGCAAATCCTAATGACCCACCATTAGGAAGTATTAATTCTAATTTTCCTAAAAAAGATTTAGATATTATTAGAGATATTTATAACAACATAAAAGACGGTGATGACCCTGAAGATATTAGAAGACAAATTAATAATCAACTAGAACTTGTTACTAGAAGATTAAGTCCAGATAAATACGATAGTTATTCTTCTGATGTAGAAAAAGTTATAACAATAATTAATAATGATGAAACTCTTTCAGAAGTAGAAAAAGAACAAGCAATTAATGATTATATAGCTGGTATAGGTGGTACGTTAAGAACTGTTCCTATTTACGACCCTTCACAAATAGGTGTTGTAAAAACAGATATGGATACTGGTCAAGTTCAAACAAAACCTTTTGGTGGTCATTTTGGTGACATGGCTGGAGTATATGAATTAATATTTCAAAATACAGATACTGTAACAGAGTTTCAAGAATGGTTAGAAAATAATGGTTTAGTACAACAAGGAGCTTTTGATGATACTAAAGGAGTACCAAATGGTTTACTTCGTAGTCAACTTGCACAATATATGGCATGGATAGATACAAATAAATACGTAGACCCTGGTACACAGGATTATGTTAATGTAATGAATTATGACTTAGATACAGACCCTAGTAATCCTTTTAGTAATTCAGCTTTTTTAGTAGGAGAAAATTTAAAACATCAGAAAATGTTTGCATACTTTTTATCTGATTACAAAGATAATCATGCTAATGTAGCTTCAACTATGGATAGGGCTAATACTGCAGCTAGATTTAAAAAATACATGGAAGGCGTACCAGGAGAACTTGGTATGGAACAAATGGTTGAAAATGCTTTTTATACAACAATGAACAGATTGCCTACTAAAGATGAATTAAAAGAGCAAGTACGTTTATTAGCAACAAGTTATATAGATGAATTTAATCAAATGAATGAAATGTATTCTTTTATTGACAATATGAATATGATTAAATCACCTACTCAATCATGGCAAGTAGAACCTACTGATGAAGTATTAAATCAATTTGTTGATACAGCAACACAAACAACACAAGAAGATTTTAGAGCAACATATAGAGATGATATTAATGCAGCTACATATGCTCA